ATGCTGAGAAGTCTAGCCCTGAATATGGCAAAGCGGTTGCTAATGCTATAGAACAAGAGTGGTTTAAAAGCGACCGTGGAACTGATCGCTATTATGATACTCAACAAAAATACCACGAGCTAAGACTATATGCTAGAGGTGAGCAATCAATACAAAAATATAAAGATGAATTATCTATTAATGGTGATTTGTCATATCTTAATTTAGACTGGAAACCTGTACCTATTATACCTAAATTTGTAGATATTGTTGTTAATGGAATACAAGAAAGAACTTACGATATAAAAGCATTTTCAATTGACCCTGTTGCTGCAAAGCAAAGAACTGAATATATTGAGGGTATGGTTGAAGATATGCAATTTAAAAATTTTAAAAATGCAGCTTTACAATTATCAGGTGTTGATAAATTTAAAAACGATCCTGATAATTTACCTGAAAATGATGAAGAGCTATCTGTACACATGCAGTTAGATTATAAGCAAAGTATTGAAATAGCAGAAGAAGAAGCATTAGATAACGTAATGGCTCTTAACAAATATGATTTTGTAAAGAAAAGAGCTGATTATGATTTAGCAGTTATTGGTATTGCTTGTCTTAAAAATAGCTTTAATAAAGCTGAAGGAATAAAAATTGATTATGTTGATCCAGCTAATATAGTTTATTCTTATAGTGACGATCCATATTTTTCAGACTTATATTATGTAGGTGAAGTAAAAAGAATTTTAATAAAAGATCTTATTAAAGAATATCCTCAATTAACAGAGGAGCAAATAAAAGAATTAGAGGATAAATACGAAAATCAACAAAATGATAAATATGTATATTATCCAGAAGACGCTAGTGATAAAGCGTATATAAATGTATTATATTTTGAATACAAAACTTTTAATAAACAAGTATTTAAAATAAAAGAAATGGCATCTGGTGCTGATAAAGCTTTACAAAAAGATGATACATTTGATCCGCCAAAAGATGCAAGAGCAAGATTTGAAAAAGTTGATAGAGCTATAGAGGTTTTATATAGTGGTGTAAAAATATTAAATCATGACATATTATTAGACTGGAAAAAATGTGAGAACATGACAAGACCTAAGTCTGATATTACAAAAGTACAAATGAGTTATAATATTGCCGCGCCTCGTATGTACAAAGGAAGACCTGAGTCTTTAGTTAGTCGTATGATAACTTTTGCTGATATGATACAGCTTACTCACCTAAAGTTACAACAGGTAATGTCAAGAGTAGTTCCTGATGGTGTATTTTTAGATGCTGATGGTTTAGCTGAAATAGATTTAGGTAATGGTACTAACTATAATCCACAAGAAGCATTAAACATGTACTTCCAAACTGGTAGTGTTATTGGTAGATCAATGACACAAGATGGTGACTTTAATAATGGTCGTATGCCAATACAAGAGTTACAATCATCAGGTGGTAATGCTAAAATTGCAGCATTGATACAGTCATATAATTATTATTTACAAATGATGAGAGATGTGACTGGGTTAAATGAAGCTAGAGATGGTAGTATGCCTGATAAAGCATCATTAGTTGGTTTACAAAAAATTGCAGCCGCTAATAGTAACACAGCAACAAGACATATATTACAAGCTGGTCTTTACATAACATTAAAAACAGCTGAAGCTATTTCACTTAGAATATCAGATGTGTTAGAATATTCTAAAACTAAAAACCAGTTTATACTTTCATTAGGTAGGTTTAACGTAGGAACGCTTAATCAAGTAAAAGAATTACATATGCATGATTTTGGTATATTTTTAGAACTAGCACCTGATGATGAAGAAAAACAGTTGTTAGAAAATAATATACAAATGGCTCTTCAACAACAACAAATAAACTTAGAAGATGCTATTGATGTTAGACAAGTTAGAAATTTAAAACTAGCTAATCAAGTTTTAAAAATAAGAAAAAAGAAAAAGCAAGATCAAGATCAAGCTATAGCACAACAAAATATTCAAGCACAAGCACAGGCTAACGCTCAAGCAGCTGAACAAGCTGCTCAAGCAGAGGCGCAAAAAAATCAAGTAATCACTGAACAAAAAGTTCAACTAGCTCAATCAGAGTCTAATTTTGATATAATGAAAATGGAAAGAGAAGCAGAAATCAAAAAAGAACTTATGGAACATGAGTTTAATTTAAATATGAGATTAAAAGACATGGAATCACAAGTGATTAAAGATAAAGAAGAATATAAAGAAGATCGTAAAGATGAACGTACTAGAATACAAGCTAGTCAACAATCAAAAATGATTGAACAAAGAAAAAAAGATCTACCAGCTGAAAAGTTTGAGTCGAAAGGCTTTGATAATTTAGGTGGATTTGATTTAGAACAATTTGAACCAAGATAAATAATAAATTATGCCAAGATTACACAACGACTTTCCAGGTAACATAGCTGGATCAGTATTTTCAAAAGGTGGAGATGTAATAGTACCACCAGACCAGCATATTTTTGTAGCTATTACAACATTAGCTGCTACTACATTTAGTAATACTACTGGATTAGTCGCTGAAGAAGCTACTAGATATGCTAACACAGAAGACGCTGCTGGTGACGCCGCTTCAGGATCTGAAACTTATAATGAAGGATCTGGTGGTGAAGAAGTAGTAGTAGGTGATAGTTTTCCAGCAGGTATTGACATATTTGGTCAGTATACCAAAATAAATGTTAACTCTGGAAGCATCATAGCGTATTACGCGAGAAAATAATATTTTTTAAACAATTATATAATATCTTATTATGGAAAATGAAAAACAACAAGAAGAGGTTGTAGAAACAAAAGTGACTGAAGATGTTAAATCTGAAGAAACTAAAGTTGAAGCACCCTCAAATAAAAACGAAGACGGAGATTACAAAGTAGATCTTAGTAAACCTGCGCCTAAACCCACTGAAGAAAAAGTGGAAGAACCTGTAGCTGAAGAAAAAGTAGAAGAAAAGCCTGAACAACAGGAAGAATCTATTATTCAAGAAGTAACAGACGAAGAAGAACAAGAGGTAAAAGAAAAAGAAGAAGTTGAAACAAATTTATCTGATATTTTACCAATAGAAGAAAATAAAACTCCAGAGATGGAACTACCAGAAAACGTTGAAGAACTCGTGAAGTTTATGAATGAGACTGGTGGAACGTTAGAGGATTATGTTCGCCTCAACGCGGATTACTCAAATGTAGATGACGAAGCACTCTTGCGAGAGTACTACAAGTCTACAAAACCTCATTTGTCTTCAGAAGAAGTTAATTTTATGTTAGAAGATAATTTTAGCTACGATGAAGAAACAGATGAACCAAGGGACATAAAACGTAAACAGCTTGCTCATAAAGAAGCGGTTGCACAAGCAAGAAACCATTTAGATGGTCTGAAAGCACAATACTATCAAGAGGTCAAGTTGGGCTCAAGATTAGCTCCAGAACAACAAAAGGCTATTGACTTTTTCAACCGTTACAATAAAGAACAAGCTCAGGTTAATGAACTTACAGCAAAGCAACAAAAACACTTTAATCAACAAACTGATCAAGTTTTTAATGAGAACTTCAAAGGTTTTGACTTTCAAGTTGGAGACAAAAAGTATCGTTACAACGTTAAAGACGCGCAACAAGTAAGGGATACCCAGTCTGACGTGCTAAATGTTTTTAGCAAGTATATTGATAGTAACAATATGCTACAAGACGCTAAAGGTTATCATAAATCTTTATTTGCTGCACAAAACGCTGACGCTTTGGCTAATCATTTTTACCAACAAGGAAAAGCAGATGCTATTAAACAATTAACTTCTGAGGCAAAAAATATAAATGTCGATGGAAGAAAAACGTCTGATGGTGTTGTTAAAGTTGGTGGTAATAAATTTAAAGTTATAAGCGGCGACACTAGTTCTAGCCGAAAATTTAAGTTGAAAGACTATTAAAACAAAGTTAAAAATTAAAAATTAATAAATAATGGCAACAGTAAGTTTTGCCGGACCGGCGTCCGGCTCAGTAATCTCTCCTGCTTACCAAAAGATGGCATTAAATACTAACTACCTAGATATTCAAAATGACGGGTGGGCTAAACAGTATTTGCCAGAATTATACGAGCAGGAAGTAGATAGATATGGAAACAGAACAATTTCTGGTTTCTTATCAATGTTAAGTGCTGAAATGCCTCTACAGTCTGATCAAGTTATTTGGTCTGAACAAGGTAGATTGCATTTAGCATACGAAGGTCAAATTAACCCAGCAACTGGTTTAGTTGATCAAATTAAAAACATCGACACAGGAGCAACAGAAGCACACGCAATTAGAAAAGGTGCAACTGTAGTTTGTACA